TGAAACGGCCCCTCGATGGTGCCGAAATCGGGGATGATCACCTGAAAATCCGGCATCTCCCCGTCAAAGAAGATCTGCCGCATCCGCGCATCGCTCGCCGCGTCGCGGAAAATCCCCGATCCGCTCAGGTTGGCGGATTTCACGCCCGCGCCCGCCAGCAATTCGCGCCAGCCCCCCGCCGAATCGAGGCTTGTGACATCCACGCTCTCGGCGTTGAAGCTGACCCGCGTCGCGCGCAGGCCCGCCACGGTCTGGAAATTGCCGCTGCCCGTAAGATCGACCTTGATGAGAAGGTCCTTGCCGTTCTGAACTGCCATCTTGGTTCTCCGTTGCTCAAGTCTCAGGTGCCGTCATCGACGCGCGCCCGGAATGTCAGATCAATGCGCCGCCGCTGTCCCGCGCCGGTGCGGATCGCCCGAGCGCGCAAAAAACTGAGCGCCACCAACCGCCCCCGCGCGAGGCTCAGCGCCGCGCCGTCCAGCGCATCGCTCACCGCTCCTGCCGCCTGCTTGGCCGCGAGGAACCCCGCCGCCTCCGAGACGACCGAGACGGTCACGCGATGCTCGGCCCCCGCGCCGCTGATATCGCCGCGCTCGCGCACCTCCTCGGGGCCAAGCGTGACATAGAGATCGGGCGCGCGCCCCTTGGGGAGCGCATCGTGGATCGCGCCGCCCACGAGGGCCGCCAGCGCCGCATGCCCCGAAAGACGCTCGAAAATCGCCGCCTGAAGGGCGGCCGCAGCACCGTAGCTCATGCCACCACCTCCTCTTCGGCCCAGAGGGTCAGGTATCGCGGCCCCGCCGCGCTCTCGGTCACGGCCAGAATTGCGAAGACCCGCGCCCCGTCGCGCAACCGCTGTCCCGCCACGGGCCGCGAGGGCGCGCCCTGCGGGGCCGCGCGCACCGTGATCCGGTAGGCCGCGCGCGCCACACTTGCGCCCTCGCCCGGCCCCTCGCGGCCCGTGCGCGCCACGAGTTCGGCCCAGAGCGTGCCGCGCACCTCCCAGACCTCCGCGAAACCGCCCGCGCCATCACCCACCCGTGCCGGGGCCTCGAGCACCAGCGGGCGCGACAGCATCACCACACCCCTCATCGCGCGCCCCCCCCGAGCAGGCGCACCTTGCGATACCGCTCGATCAGGCTTGCCACGCCGAAGGGCATACAGCCCTCGCGCAGCGCGGTCTCGGCGCGGTGCTCGTAGAAATGCGCGGCCAGCATCAGCACCGCCTGCCCCAGATCGGAGGGCAGATCGCCCCAGCCCCCGCCATAGCCCGCGCTGAACAGAACTTCGGCGACCCCTCCCGTCGGCACCATCGGCAAAAGCGTGCCCACCGGCCGCAGCACCGGGCGATGCGCGTCACGCTCCAGCCGGTAAAGACCCGGCGCGATCACCTCCACCTCATCACGCCGGTCACGCAGCACAAGGCTCAGCACCGCGCCCACCGGCGCAACCGGCAGGGCTTGGCCCGTGGCGTCCTGCCAGCCATGCAGAACCCATGAAAAATTCCGTTCGATCAGCACCTTGCCGGTGCGTCCCTCGATCGCGGCCATGGCCGCACGCAGAAATCCCTCCAGAACGGGGTCCTGAATATCATCATCCGCAAAGCCGGTGCCCAGCCGCAGATGCGCCTTGAACTCCGCCAGCGGCAAGGCGGCAGCCGCCACCGCGCTTTCTTCCATCAGCAACATGGACCATCTCCATCATTCCGGACCCCTCCCGCGTATTGGCGCGTGCCGCCCGGCCTTGCCCGGACGGAGGGGAAGCTGAACAAAGCCGCATTTTGCGGCACGCGCCTTGGGACGGGGGCAACTGCCCCCGCCCGCCTTCACCGCGCGCCTCAGGCGGCGGCGAACCGCAACAGCTTGATCGCCTTGAAATCGCTCACATCGCCGCCCACGCGCTTGGTCGCGTAGAACAGGACATGCGGCTTGGCGCTGAACGGGTCGCGCAGGATGCGCAGATCGGGCCGTTCGGCCACCGTGTAACCGGCGCGGAAATCGCCAAAGGCGATGGCATCGGCACCCGCCGCGATCTCGGGCATATCCTCGGCAATCAACACCGGATAGCCCATGAGCCGTGCAGGCTCCGCCGCCGCCAGACCGTCCGACCACAGGAACCGCCCGTCGGCATCCTTGAGCTTGCGCACCACGCCCGCCGTGCGCGAATTCATCACGAAGGTGGCGTTGGCGCGGTATTCCGCCCCCAGCGCATAAACCAGATCGACAATCGCATCCGGTCCGCCCAGATCGCCCGCAACCCCGGTCGGCACATAACCCAGATTGCCCCAGGTCCAGACATCGTTATCCACCGCCGGACGGCTCAGAATGCCGCGCGGCTTGTCCACGCCGTCGCCCGCGATGAATGCCGCCGCCTCGGCACGTGCAAAACGGTCGGCGATGCGCGCCGCCAGCCAGCCCTCCACGTCGAACGCGCTGTCATCCAGAAGCCGCTGGCTCGCCTTGGGCAGCGCGCTCAACTCGTGCAGCGGGATCGAGATGCGGTCGATCACCGGCGTGTCGGTCTCGGCCACGCTGCCCGTCTCGGTGGCCCAGCCATGGCCCACATCGGTGTGATCCACCAGCACGTCAAACGACGTCGCCTCCACCGTCACCACATTGGCGATGGCGCGGATCGAGGCGGTGGAATTCATCACCGAGCGGATCGTCTCCGAGGTTTGCGGATCGACCAGATAACCGCCCTCTGCGGCCACCGAGGTATTGAGCGCCTTGCCCTCCATCTCCAGCCCGCGCAGCCCGTCATCATCGCCCGAGCGCAGATAGGCATCAAAGGCCTTGCGATGCGGCGCGCCGCTGTCCCGCTCGCCTGCCAGATGCGGGCGGCCCTGCACAAGGCCCTTGCGTTCGATCATCGTCATCTTGTCATCCTGTTGTTGAAAGCGTTTGCTGATCTCGGCCCGAAAGCCCTTGAACTCGTCGAGAAACCCGCCCAAGGCCTCGCGCATCTCGGTGGCCGGAGACAGGTCTTCCCCGGTCCGAGCCTTCGTCTCGGTCGTCATCGTCAACTCCTCTCGGTTACGGGTGGGGCGGCTCAGGGCCGCGCCATCTCCCGGCGCACCGCCCGCAGCACGGCCGCCAGATCGCGCCAGGTGTCGCCGGGATCGTCTCCCTTGGCGGCCACCCGCGCACTGGGCAGCATCGGGAAGGTCACCAGCGACACCTCCCAAAGCTCCAGTTCCTGCAAGAGCCTCTGGCCCTTCTCGTTGCGGCTCGCGCGCAGCGTGCGATAGCCGATGCTCAGCCCGTCAAGCGCGCCCGCGGCAATCAGCGCCGCCGCCTCGCGCGCCCGCGCCACGCCCTCGAGCAGCCGCCCCTTGACGTAAAGGCCGCGCGCATCCTCGCGCACCTCGTCCCAGATCCCGATGGGCTCGCGCGGGTCATGCTGCCAGAGCATCCGCACCCGGCGCCCCTCGCCCGCCAGCCGCTTGAGGCTCGCCGCATAGGCCCCCCTGGCCACCACGTCGCCGCCCTGATCGGGCGCATCGAACAGGCTCGCATAGCCCTCGATCACACCTGCCTCCGTGACCCGCAGGGCATCCGTCGCGCCGCCCATGAATTTCCGTTCCAGTCCGCTCTCCATCATCTCGCCCTTTCGCCTCATCCCGGCAGCGCCGCCAATATCGGCTGAAACGCCTGCACCAGCACCGCCGCCACCACGCCGTAGACTGCCAGCCACAGCCGCCGCTCCAACCGCTCCAGCGCCGCCTCCATCCGCTCCAGCCGCTCCACCATCGCGCGATGCTGCAAGTCGGAAACCCGTTCATGCGCCTCGAGCCTCAGCGCCGGCGCGCAATCGAACGCCTCGAACCCGTAACGGGGCGGCGGCGCGGGCTCAGTCATCGCCGCCCGCCTCCGCCAGCGGCGGCAATCCCAGCAGCGTGCGCTTTTCCGCCGCCGTCAGGAAATCCGCCCCCGCCACCCGCGCCCATTGCGCATCGCGCTCGGCGGCCAGCGCGGGAACCCGGTCAAGATCGGGTGCCAACGCCAGCGCCTCGCCCGTGAAGGCCGCCAGCCACGCCGCCACCGCCGCGCTCACCCGCGCGGCCAGCGGCAACACCGTCAGCCGGTAAAAGGCGCGGTTCGCCTCCTGGTAATTGGCGAATGTCGCGTCGCCGGGAATGCCCAGCAGCATCGGCGGCACGCCAAAGGCCAACGCAATCTCGCGCGCCGCCGCCTCCTTGGTTTTCTGGAATTCCATGTCCGAGGGCGAGAATCCCATCGGCTTCCAGTCAAGCCCGCCCTCAAGCAGCATCGGCCGCCCGGCATTGCGCGCGCCCTGATGATGGGCCTCCATCTCGCCCACAAGACGGGCATATTGATCCTCGGTCAGGTTCCCCTGCCCCTCGGCCCCCTTGTAGACAATCGCCCCCGACGGGCGCGCCGCATTGTCCAGAAGCGCCTTGGACCAGCGGCTTGCCGCGTTGTGCACATCTATTGCCTGCGCCGCCGGTTGCAGCGGGCTGAGGCCGTAATGATCGTCCTGCGGGTGAAAGCTCTTGATATGACAGATGCAGGGCGCGCCTTCGCCCAGATGGAACCGGTGCTTGCGCCCGCCCACCTGATAGTCGTAACCGACCGGCCAGCCATCGGCCCCCGGCACCACGCTCATCCGGTCCGAGCGCAGCACATGCAACTCCAGCGGCACGCCCGCCCCGCCACCGACCGCCTCGACAAAAGCATTGCCGCTCAGCAGAAGCTGACCATAGAGCGCCTCGAAAAGCTCCGCCCGCCCCTGCGCCGGGTTGGGCCGCGCCACCAGATCGAGCACCGGATGGGCGGCAAAGCGCCGCTCGCTGTCCTGCAAGACCAGCGGCAGCGCCGCCGCCGCCTCGGCGATCATCTTAACGCAGCGGAACCCAACCGGATTGCCCGCAAACCCCGTGCGCATGAGGCCGGCCGTGTCGCGCGGCCCCCAGGCCGTGCGGCCCTGCATCCCCCAGGCCATGACCCGGCCCGCGGCACTCGCCTTCGCCTCGGGCGGCTCTGCCGCCTCCGTCCCTCCCTGCCGGAAGAAATCCAGTATCATTGCGTGCTCCTTCACCTCGGCGCGTGAAGGGCATCAGACGGTCAAAGGTTTAAAACTTCTTAACCCCACCGCGCGCTCCCGATCCGCATCCGCTGCGGGCACGATGACCGTTAAAAACAAATGCCGTTTTTCGGGAGGGGGACAGATCTTATATCAAGCGGAGACGTCATGCATTCCGGTTTCCCTTGCATCTGCAAAACATCTCTGTAAATAAATGCCGCAAAAGGGAGACCAGAATGACTGACCTGTCAAAACTTTCGTCACAGGAACTCGAAAACCTCGCAAAAGAGGCGCGTGAGCTGGCGGTTGCAAGAAAAGAAGACGAGAAAAAGCAACTTCGCGCAGAGATTGTAAAGCAAATCCGCGACGCCGGTTATACGATCGCAGAGATATTTCCCGGCACCGATACGCCAGCCCGGAAATCCGCCAAGTCCGTTGTGAAATACCGCGACCCCGCCGATCCCTCGAAAACCTGGACCGGACGCGGCAGAAAACCCGGCTGGCTGGTCAAGGCAGAGGCGGCGGGCCGCTCGCTTCGGGATTTCGCTGTCTGACATGCAAAAGGCGCGGGCTTACCGCGCCTTTTGCCATCACCGCGCATGACCAAAACCTATTCCGCCGCCTTCGCACTTTCGGCCTCGATCTCCGCGGCACGGCGTTCGACCTGTTCGACGATGTGCTCGATCATGCCGTCATTATCCATCCGGTGGCTCTGCTTGCCCGCAAGATAGACCATTCCGTTACCTGCCCCACCAC